TCGTAATACTTCCTGAGCATTGGTAAAATATATTTAAGGGTTTTATTTTTAAATACTCTTCCTATTTTTATTTTCATTTTATAATACCTTCTAAGCCAAGTAATAGATTTCCTTTGTTTTCGACAACAACTTTATCAGTTTCAAAGCCATTTTCCATATGCCACTTATATAATAGTACTGCTTGATGGAAACCTTCTCTTTCTCTTAATACATGATTGCCAACTCTTTGTGCCAATACACCATATTTACCCTTTTCCATTACCTGATCATCACAAGTATATACCAAAGGTGTTGCTGGTGCAATTGTAGATTCAACAATAAACTTGAATGGAAGAACTTTGTAATTTTCAAACACATTCCATCCTGTGTTATCATCTATAACTGCCTGAGTATAAAAAGCTGCTTGAATGTCATACCTTCTTCTCATAAAAGAAATTGGAAAATTAGTAACATAATCTCCCATAGTCTTAATGTCAATAGGTTGAATAGTTTTATCTCTATGGTTTACAATTACCATGTCTAACAAAGCTTTACATTCTACTTGCTGATATGTAAAATGAAGAGGAAGTTGATAATAGATATCAACATCATCACCATCTTGAAAATAACTTTCAGTATGAGGATGATTCAATATATTATCAGAAACAGTTTTTATCAATTCAAATTGTTGTAAACTAAGAATTTGTCTACCTTTTGAATCTACTAAATCATTCCAATAATCCTGACCTTGCAGAATTATCTTATTGTATTTAGTTTCATCTTTCCATTTTCTTTGATAGTCTTGATTTTCAGCAGCTAAGAGTATAGTTTCTTTTACGCTTTCATTAGAAAAATGTTCATTTGTTAAATATGAACATTCTACTTTAACTTCCAAGTCATATACTTCTTTAACTACTGACATTATAGATGCTGTAGGTTTTTCTTCAAGCAAAGAAACATAATATTCTTCTTTACAAACATCTGCTCCCATAGTAATAAGAGTATCTACACCACTACCTATAATGAAATGTTCTTTTTCACTATAGTATTTATCTTCAGGTTCAGTATTGTTATAAACTCCTACACCTGCCATCAGAAGTTTTAAGCCACTTTGAGATATAGAAGGGTGGTCTCTGTATTTTAATTCTATATCTCTATTTGATCTGTGTATCATTTTTAAATATTTTTATAAGTTTAATAAAATCCTCAACAGTCATCATTACAGTATCATGATATTGAGTTCTCTTTTTTCCTTTGCCTGGATCTTTTCTTTCTATAAGAAGTTTAGGCATAGTATGTTCAGGGTTTTCAGGAGGAAAGTTTTCTTTTACTTTATCTTCAATATACTGAAGAGTGTCAGCTCTCTTCAATCCTCTTTGTTTCCCTGCTTTAATCTGCACTAAAAATGGTAAATACATTAAATCAATACCACAATCATCATGTAATCTTGATGCTTGTCTTGCTGTTTTACAAAATGTATAACCAAGATCCTTGAAGAAATTAGCATAATACCTTTCAGCATTATGCCCTTTTCTCCTGTTTGTTTTCCCTACACTTTTTTTAGGCATAATTCATTGTTTATGTTATCTAAATAGTTTTCCATCTCATCAAAATTACCAAACTTTGGAATAAACTTAGGAGTATTAAAACAATATTTGTCAGGATTTTTAGTGGTAATTACATCAACATCAACGACATTGAGAAAATCTTTTTGAAATCTTCTAAACAGAAGTTTATGTTTATCTTCATAAAAACTTTTGTTTACTATAATTGCCAAATCTTCAAAATCAGGATTTTCTTTATCTATAGTTTCCAACTTATCTCTGTTTATACATACAGCTACAAGTATTTGAAAATCTTCAGTACAGATCATTCCCTTTCTTACAAAATATTTGTTTTGCTTATTCTTCCATTTTACAGGATTCAGAAATCTCTTAAAAGAGTTATATAAATCACTGTATTTGTTTCCAAACTGAATAAATCCTGGAGCAACCTTGTGATGCCAAATTATGTTTAACTTTCCATCATGCTTGAAGAAAACAGACTCTGCACCTTTATAAACAGCAAACAATGGTATATGGGAACTAAAAAAAGAACACCCATAAATAGATGTTCTTTCAATGAGAGAAGTTCCTGTATCATAATTATCAGTCAGTACTATCATAATGTGTTGTTATTAAATTCATTGGTAGAAAATAGCTGTGAAAGAAAGGAACTTCCCTCACTTCTTCTTCTTCTACAATGTTGGTTAAGAAATTAGTAAAGAAAGCAGTCATTTGTGATGATATCATAGCTGCCATATGTGTAGTCTGTTTAAGACTACATGGTGCATCTTCTACTTCATCATCAGAAAACAGATATTCCTGCTCATATTTATTTTGAGCATTTATATCATTCCCCTGAATGCAGAATATCTCATAGCTTTCAGCCATAAGTCTACCATCAATAAAGATGGCATCACTTTCTTTACCATATTGTTTTTGCCATGACTCAAACAGTACTCTTCTTGCTTTCATATTATCAAAAGCAGAAAAGCAATATTTATGAGTCATAGATTCAGAGTCAATCTTTTCATTAAAAATATGAAAATTATTGTCTCCTGTAAATTCCTGAATTACTTCAGAAATAGCATCTACCTTTGCTTTTTCAGAATGAGATGTCTTAAATAGTTGTCCTCCAATATTGTGTTGTTCAACACTATCAAAGTCAAATATTAAAGGAACACATCCTACTCTTGAAAGAAACAAAGATAACCAGCTGCCAATACCTCCACACCCTCCAATGAGTGTTTTGGTATCTTTAGCCAGTGAAAACCAAATTGCATCAGAAAATCTATCAAATCTCTGACTGATAGTACTCAATTTCATTGTGTTTTTCTTTTAAAAGGTTAATTAATATCCAAACAGGATCTTCGTTATCTTCTTCTTCAGACCACAAATCAGCATATTCTTGTAGAATTTTAAGAACTTTCTGCAAAATTTCAAGGCTGTCTTGAGAATAATATTCATATTTCCCCTGGAAAAAGTAATCAAACAAATCTTCATATTCTTCTGCCATCTGTTTAACAGCTTGTATACTTTGTTCTTCTCCACCAATTTGAGAATACAAATCATCAATAGCACCTTCTACAGAATCTCCTGAGACTTTTGTTCCTAATCTCAATAAGCATTTAGTAAAATCAAAATGGTCTGAAACTTTTTCAATATCCAAACTAAGTTGATTATCAATATCCCAGTCAGCACCAACATCAATAGAATTAAATCCTATCCTTTTGTCAATTTTCTTAGGTTTCTTGATATGTGCTACTCTATCAGCAAATTCTTTGGTAATATTAATTTCTTCAGTAGGAACATTGATAACACAATCATGTATTACCAAATAGGTCTGTTTAATGTGAAGATTTTTAGAATAGCTATTACCATTCTCATCCTTTGCTTTGTAGCTAAATCCTTCTGTAGTAGCTCTATAAGCAATCTTTGCAGTCATATCCATAAAATTGTTAACAATCAAGGATAGATAGTAGTTGTGAAATTCAGAATTGTCATTTAATTCTGACATATCTGTTCCTGAAAAATAGGTTTTCATAGTATTGTGGCTATGAATATGACCAATCTTCCAGTCAAATCTTTCATCATCTTCTTCAATATAATCAGCTACAGTCTGATCAAATTGATATTCTGTGTATGTTTTACTACCCATATCCATAGGTAGTATGTCTGTAATTATACATTCAAAGCCAGTATGGCTAGTAATACTACCTACAACTTTGTAGAATAATATTCCTGACCATTCTACTTTAGGTATTTCCATACAGAGATATTTTATTTTATCAAGTATCTCTTGTGAAATTGTTACAGGAGCTAAAAATGCTTCTGTAATAATCTTCAATTTAGGCTTTGGAGGTAATACTTTCTTTGATAAGCTTGATGTTTGCTTTTTCTTCCAAATGTTTTTTGACATGTTTCTTAATTTGTGGATGAATAAAAAATGTTTCAGGTTTTAAAATGGCACCATCTGCCAAACCAAATTTATATTGTTTGTCTTTAAATTGAATATGCCAATCTATAGATTCAATATCATATTCTGATGTATTGTTATCATCAGTATATCTATAATAATTTCCAACAGAATCTTTGCATACTATGATTCCTCCAATGTTGTGATATTCATCAACATTGTGTTCAAAAATAAGACAATGTTGTTCAAGTTTTTCATTGTCAACAACTTCCAATGCTCCTGAAGTTACTTTCCAATCAACAGCTTTTAGAGCATGTGAATATTCATACTTGTTCATATATGCTTCTATTAGAAAATGCCTTATTCTATCAGAAGATAAATCTCCACTAATTGCTACAGTAGCTAATCTTATATGAGGTTTCCCTGCTAAAGATTCTGTTTCAGCCATAGTAATAAGATTTATACAGAACATATGAAATATATCTGCATCATATGGGTTATTGGCAAATTGTCCAAGTAATTTAATAAATTCAGTATTACTTCCTAAACAAAATCTTTTGAACTCATTATTGTAATAACTTCTACTGGAAGTATGTGAATGGTTATATCCTCTTACAAATTGTTGAGCAGTAGGATTTACTGTTATACAATTCATATTATGATTTATACTACAATAATGTGTACCAATATTAATTACTACTCGTTGAAAATGGTTAGTTAATTTTATACTTTGACCATCTTCGTTTATAATAGTTAATTTAGGATAATGAATAAATAACTTAAATGAATGAATACTAAAATAATTTGCAGATTCTATTACTATTTCTAAGTGAAATTTATCTTCGAAGATATCAGTCAATTCTTCAACCATTGATTTTAAAATTTTAACACGTTCTTCATTAAATTCTCTTCTTGGCAATTTATCTAAGAATTTTTCATCTCTGTACCACTCTGTTTTGTTGATAGAATCAACTGCTTTTTCATAAAGCTCATTTTCTCTCATCTTTTTAGAGTTAAAAAAAGAGCTTGATTAATTAAAACCAAGCTCTTTATAGGTTAAAATAAAAATTTTTTTAGTAGGGTCCTTCGTCATCATAATCTTCATAGTCATCTTCATCATTTTCGTGATTTGCAACTGCCATTAATTCTTCAAACTCCTGTTCTTCTTCAGTCCAATCTTCTAATGCATCCTGTAATACTGTAATAGCATTTCTTAAAGCATCAGCAACATGGTCTTTATCTGTTGAGAAGTTTTTAAGTTGACCTATGATGTAATTGAGAAAAGTTTCATCAGTAACAACTTGAGTAAGACCATCTTCTCTTTTGTAATCATCAATAATTGCTGTTACAAAAGTCTGAGTATCTTTTACCTCTATTACCTCTTCTTGCTCTTCTTCAAGAGAGTCAACTGAATTTAACCAAGAAGCCAAAAGGCTTCTCAGTTCATCAGCTTTCTTGTTAGTGTAATTTCTCTCATCATTAAAATGATTGTGAGCATTTTCACTGGTTGTTACCAACTGTCTTATTGCTGCTCTGATTGCAGAATAAGACATATTCTCTACATCTAAACCACTCTTAGTTTTAGTAGGCATAAGATATAGAGTAAATCCTTCAGCAGGTAATTGTGCTCCCGGATATTCTAAAGAAATTTTTGATTTACCTACTGCTGCTTTCATGTTTTCAAACTTTATAGACTCATTTTTTAGTTCAGCCTGAAGTTCTGACCATGTAGTAGCAGATGAATTCAATCTTTTTCTTGTAAGGGTTGAGAATACTTTTATTTCTCTTTCCATAATAAATTTGTTTTTAAAAAATTGTGAAAAAATAGATTATCCTTACTGATAGCATCAGCAGGATCTTTAATGCCTTTCTTAAGACATCTTATTGGTAAGTGAACTTTACTAACATCATTATGAGATTTTGACGCTAGTTGACAAAGTTTATTTGAAGCTTTCAATCCAGTAGAGTCATTATCAAACCATACTATTACTTTTTTATAAGTAGAAGTAATAGCATCTAATTTGTCTTTATCAGGAAACATTCCTTCATTTTGAAACCATATACAGGACAGTCCATTATTAGTTAATACTCTCCAATCCTTATAGGATTTGGTAATTATTAACTTTTCTCCTGCAAAAGGAAGTTTGTCTAAACCTCCAATATGATTCTTTGTACAATTGGTAATCCACTTACCTATACCTTTGTGTTTAGCTCTACAAATTTTAACAGCATCATCCCATTGATTAATGGAATAAGTAACATCACTTGCCATTGGTCTTATTATTACCCAATTTTGTTTTTTGCTTGACCAGAATCTATACCATATTGTAGGATAGATGTTGTCAGATAGCAACTGTTGTTTGGTAATTTTATATTTAATCCAATATGATTTGTGATGTTTATCAAAACTTTTAGCTTGGTATGTTATATAGTTTTTAGGTTTTTCTACTATAGGTTGTGTAATAATCTCTTTTGAAACAGGGGCAGGAACTTCTCCATGACTCAATCCCAATTTAAAATGGTCATTGATATATTCCAATACCTGATAAAAATTCAGGTTGTAATAATCTTTAATCATTTCAAAGCAGTCTCTTGAGACTTTATCATCAGCAAAATCACAAAACCAAAGTTTGTTGTTATGCCAATTGAAAAAACATCCTGGAGTAGAATCTTCTCTTAAAGGATTAATATAGTATTTGCCAATATCAACAGTTTCAAAAACTATAAGAAATATATCCTGTTGACTTACTCTTTTAAGAATTTCTTCTTTGTCAAGAGATACTAATCCATCTAATCCACCAAATAACACCATAGCATAAGAGTTTAAAAATAAAAAAAGTGAATAGAGATTTCTCCCTATTCACTACTGAAATTAATTACCAACCGCTTAAATTATCTTCTGCACCATCATCAGCCTGACCCCATCCATTTTCCATAAACCATTCTCCTCTGTGAAAGGGGTGAAATTCATTTTTGAAATCTAAATAGGCTAAGGCAGTATCTTTCTTAGGTAGTTTGACATCAAAGTTTTCAATTAACTCTCCCCCTACTGTTACCTTACCATCATTGACTTTTACTTCAGAAAATACTGAAGAAACATGAGGAATTAAGAAAGGACCTTGTGAGGTTTTCTTAGGAATTTCCAAATATTTTCTTTCAGCACCTTCTTTTAGTTGCCATTGATATTGAAGAAAGAGGTCTAACTCTTTATTTTGCCATCCATCTTCAAATGTTCCAATAATAGCATTTACAAAATCACCAAAGTTCTTAGGAATAGCTACAGCTTCAATTAACTGAGCTTCACTTGCAAAACATTTAGCAATATGAAAAATTCTTTTCTTCAGAAGGGTAACACCTTTTCTGAACTCAGGATGTTGAGGATTAGTAATTTCCTCATTCTTGAAATATACCTTAGTGGTAGGATATATATTCATTCTCAATGTCATACCATTAACATTGATTTCAGCTTCAATACCTTCAGCAGAATCACCATTCTTGAATTCAATAGCGGGATTATACTCAAATTTAGTAAGTTTTACTTTTTGGTTTAAGCCAAATTTTAAAGCAGAGGATGATGATGTATCATCACTTACAAATCCTCCAAATAACATTTCATTACTCATGTGTATTATTTTTTTAGTAATTTAAATTTTTTAATAAGCTAAAGAGGAATAACTCCCCTTTAGCTTTCTTTGTGTTCTACCAACCTGCATCTACTTCGTTTGCAGTCTCAGTATTGTTTACAACATTGTTTTCAGAACTCTCTACATTATCCTGAGTAATAATAACTGGTTCAACCAGCTTAACAACATTTTCAACTTCTTCCACTTCTACTTCTACTATTACTTCTTCATCTACGTCATCTTCAAGGATAAATGAAGTAGTTTTTACAGCATGGGTTTTCTTACCTTTTAGTTTAGGATGCTTAAACAGCATTTCTAAATCGTAATTAGTAAGGTTGTATTTATCCTGAATACAACCAATTTCAGCATTGTAATTTTTAGATGTGGAAGTTCTTGTCATTCCATTTTCCAAATCTGCAAGTATCCCACTTACAGTAATCTTAGTTTTCTGAGTCATGTTTTTTTACATTTTTTCAGTTAGTAAATAATTGATTTATTCGCCTTCGTAGTAGGCATTCATTGTTTCTACAATTGTACCCAAGTCATTAGGTACATACAAGTCATCAAACATTCCAAAGGGAGACTTAGCAGGATACTGACCATCTCTGTTTGTGACAAAATTTCTTTTGGCAACACCTTCTTTACCATCCCAAGAGGATTTACCATAGAGTACTACAGTAAATAAACCCTCTAACTTGACTTTATCATCAAGCATTTTTCCAATGGTTTTCATTTTGTAGGAAGTACCAAAGTCCTGAGTTTCTACAATTTCAGAATGAGTGAGAATAACAAAATTCACTTCATCCCTCATTTGTAATCCTGCATTGATAACATCATAAGTTCTTTTAGCAAGTTTGTTAAACTTATCAAACCCTGATTTCAATGCATCTTTCATAAAATTATCAGCCATAATATACTGAAAATCATCAATTACTACATTGGTGATTTCTTTTCTATTCTGATCAAAATACTTTAAAGTATCTATGATAACAGTATAGTCAGAAGTAGCTAAATAATTTCCTGTTGCCAGGTCAGACTTATCTTTTATTGGAGTGTAGTTTTTCTTCCATCCCTTAAAAGGCAATGGCTTGTTTTTCACATTCACAATTAGAGTTTTCTTGGGGTCTAAGCCAATATGACCTATCTGTTTGATAGGTGCTAAGGCAGTAGACTTGCCAAATCCTGAGTCTGCAACAATAGCAATAGATTTTGCCATATTAATATACAGTTTTTAATGTTAAATAATAGATTTAAATTGATTTTTTCTAAAAGATTTCCCTAAAATGTTTTGTGCCACCAACTAACTGAGTAAATAAGTGTTGTGGACACTCAGTATCTCTTGATTCTACCAAGTGAATTGATCTGTAATCAGGATACATAGATAAGTCATTGCCAAAGTGGCTATCTAACTTATACTTTTCTTCTTTAGGGTTGAACATTGTCAGAAGATAATCACATTCTTCACTCAAGTTTCCTGTGTCTTTTACATCATCTCCTGTAGGGTGGATAGTTTCAGCTTCAAACTTTATTCTCTGTATGTCACCTAAATTTCTATTTAAGTGACAAATGTGTACAAAAGTTGATGAACACCAGTTTCTAAATTCTACACTATATTCTATCCATTTGTCAATATTCTCTTTTCTTGAAAACCCTCTTTCCCTTCTGAGTTTTCTAATATGGTCTGTTATTACAATATGGTATCTATCAGGATTATCAGGTTTATATCCAATAATCTTTTTCTGTTTAGCTCTTTTTCCATTAATAAGAGTTTCATATTCCTGATGAATAAATTCACCATTATCCTTATACCATTGTAATAACAGGTTTCTCATTCCTGTAGGATTATCTTTTTCTTCAAGAAAAGTAATGCATCCTGTTTTAATCTGTTTCCCTGAAGTATCATATTGGCCAAACAAGGGGATAATTCTATAACGATAAATCTTCTTTAGAATTTCTTTATGCTCATCAGATACAGCAATGATATTACCATCTTCAATAGTCTTTAATCTACCTAACAGGTATCTTGCAGACATTTTGTAGATGTTTCCTTCATGTTCAAATTCATTAATTCCATAATCATAATGAAAGAAGAATGACGCAAAGTCAAATTCTTTTCTTAGTCTGTTTATTTCATATGAGAAGTAATGCCATTGAATATCTAAAGGAGTTTCAGGGTCTCTTTCTTTTTCTTCAAGAAGAAAGAGGAAAGGATTTAACACAAATGAGAAATCAGTAAGAGTAGTTTTACCTACTTTTGGAGCAGCAGTAATACCATACATAGATTTCTTTTGAACACCATCTATAGCATAGTCTAAACCTTTTAGTCCTGTTGGCAGACCAAAATTCTTGCCCTCCTGTCCTGCTTTGAAAGTTTCTATAAAATTCACTCTCCCATTTTTTTGAAAGTTACTGATTTATTTCCAACTTTCTTCATTCTTTCACACCACTCTAACAGAAGGGAATATTCATTTACTCCTGACCCTTCAAAGATAAATTTGTGTGCTTTCTTGCAATATTGTGGTGATGCTACTGAACCTAAATAGGCTCTTGTTGCTATCATCACATCTTCTTTACGGTAATTGGGAAACTTACTAAAGAATTTCTTCATCCTGGTGATGCAATATTTTTTTGTGCCATCACGCTCAGGGTTTACTCTTTTAAATAATTTTCTCCAATCTTCTACCCAATCCCAATGAGATTGAGTAGGACTCTCCCCTTCAAATAGGGGTTCATTCCACTTCACACTAAAGGAAGCTGCATCATAGTCTCTTTCAACTATTTTCAACAGGTTCACTTTAGTTTGAATTTTCTGTGGAATGCATTTCACATCCAAATTAAAATAGATAGATAGCAGGTATATAATACCTTCATCTCCTATTGCATTTGAAGTGAGAGTTTTAATGATGTTCTCATTAATCTTCTTCATTTCAGTAATTTATTAATGTTAGTAAATGTGATTTTACTTTGATCAAAAGGGTCAATTGCTTTATTAACCCACATTTCATCTTGTGTATTGATATACATAAATATATATATCTGTGCAATTTCATTATCTTCCCAGTTACACATCCTCAGAACTTTCTGAATAGCAGACTCTTCTGAAGATTTCATTTGATGAAATACTCCTGTTTTTAAGTTAGGAATAGTGATACCCATAGAGGACATTTCACATACTCCTAACTTATCAATTTCACCATTTATAAACTGTTCTAAAGTGTTTTCTTTTACTTTAGAATGGTAAGAGGAATCTCCTAATATATCTGCAACTTCAGTTCTTGCTGTAAAAATTAAAGTTCTATCTAACTCTTTCAGTAATTTCTTACAAGCCTGAATTTTAGTATTGGATTTATATATGAGATTTGCTCTTTTGGAAGCAAAAGAATATTTGATAGGTGTGTATTTCCTATCATCTGACCATGCTAATTTTTTAAATTTGTCAAACATAGAACTTAAATAGCTATAGTTTGCAAATTCAGTAGTTTTAAATGGTTTTGCTTTATTTCCTGCAGGAATGTATTTATTTGTTTGGTCTAACCTGCAGTTCAAGACAGTAATATTATAATCTGAAATGATACCATCTTTAATGGCATCTTCTATAGAGTAAGTATATATTGGTTTTATGCCAAGAGTTTCTTTTAGTTTTTTCTTGGTCTTATTAGCAATACTTCCACTAAACCCTAAGACTTTTATTCCGGATAATGTATCTAATTGTCTATCAGATAGAGTATGAATTTCA